GAAATGGCACAAATCTTAAACGCAATCAAAAGTATGCGTAAAGAAGAGTTGAATTGCGTTGTTAACGCAGTAAATGAGGCACGAAGACGTGTATCAGTGTATGCATCAACAAATTTTACTGTTGGTCAACAAGTTGAGTTTGGTAGACCAAACGGAAGAAAACACATCGGTAATATCATAAAGATGAACGCTGTAAAAGCAGTCATTAAAACAGAGAGTCAAACATGGCGTGTTCCTTACTCACTTATGAGGGCGGTGGCATAATGGGTATCTGGTCAGAGTTTGCAGAGGAGGGTCTTATGAGTATGAAAAATACTAAACCACAAAAATCTAAGAATGCAAAAAGGTACGTGTTAACATCACGTGCCAGAAACAAACAGTTAGGTCTTATTAAAAAGTCATCTAAAAAATCAATGCGACAGTATAATAAACAGATGACAGATATAAGATACATGGATTCACACTATGCCTAAAGATGAATTAGAGAAGTTTAAAGTAGAACCTATTGATTTTACTAGGGTCACTTTAGAAGTTGAAAAAATACGCATTGATGATATACTAGATCAATATCGTAGGAAAATGCAAGATAGACCTCTTAAAGAAAATGAGAATATAAACATGAATAGGTTTGAGGGATACATGCAAGGATTATATTTTATGGAAAAAGTTATTATGGAGGCGACAAATGACCAATCAACGACCAGGCAAATTCACTAAAAAACTTGACTCAGGTATGGACGCAATGAACCTTAAGAAGTCATTGTATCTTGCAGCATCAGTGTTAGAAAATGCAGACAAAGAGGACGAAGCATTTTACTTTCATCAATTAGTAGAATGGATTCAAGACGGAAACAATTTACCACTTGAGGGATCTGAAATGGAGAAAGCACTTGGGTTGTAGTATGATTGACAATTTAGAAGGTGCCTTAACTGCACATTCTGATTGTAACAAATCATTTAAACAAGCTCTTGATTTAGGATCATGCACTAACGCAGCCACTGATATATTAACACGATGTTTCGATGTAGTGATATCATTTGATGCAAGAAAAAATGTTGCATTGTATGATGAAGAAACAACAAAAAAATTTTATGTAGTAGATGAACATGAGTTTCAAGGATTGTCAACATTTTTTGAGGAAAATTTTTTACATTGGGAAAAAAAATTCAATCGAAAATTTGATTACAGAGAGATCATGGTTGAGACAAGAACACTTGACAGTTTAAAGACATCACCTGATTTTATTAAGATAGATGTTGAAGGTAGTGAACGACATGTTCTCAAAGGCGCAATGAAAACAATAAAAAAATACAAACCAACAATAATGATTGAAGAAATGAAAAATTATGATTATTCTGACATTTTGTTACCATTAGGATATGAAAAAATCAAACCAGTAATAAAGGAATATGACCCAGTTTACATCTATAGGAGTTGACATGAAAAACAAAACATACACATATCACGCTAATTCTAGGGTTGCCAGATACTTTGCAGAAAAACGTGGTGGAAAGTATATCGGTTTTATGGGTGATCTAGAATTACAATTAGAGATCATAAAAGATAATAACAGAGATAAAGATATACGAACATCTAAAAAGGGTGCATATGTAGTTGAGTATGACAAGTGATATTATTGAAAGTATTATTGATGTAGGAAGTGGTTTTCTACTTGCGATTGTCATACAATTACTCATATTTCCATTGTTCGATCTATATCCAAGTATATTAGACAGTATGGGTATTGCTTTGATATTTACTGTGGTATCCATGACAAGATCAGCGTTATGGCGTAGATATTTTAGAAAACGAAGAGTATGACAGATGAACAAATAAAAGAGTTATTAGAGATGTTTCCAAACATACCAAACCCAGACGAACAACCTCTAGTATTTGATTATTATATACGAGTTTATAAATTTTTGAAAGGTATACAATGAAAGAATTTATTATTGCGATAATATTATTTGTGTTTCTAATTCTAGGAATACTATATACTAAACCTGCGACATGGTTTTATCATACGCATGAATGCGATGGTTCTATTGGAGGAGGTTGTAACTTATCAACAGGCGAAGGCAATATTCTAACTAAATGGAGGCAAAAATGAGACAATTAACTTACGACACATGGAATAGTATTATGGATGCCAATTGGAATCCATTACGACATATAAAAGACATGCAAGTACGACATCTGGTACTACAATTATTGGCATGGATGTGGTGTATCACATTTTCACTGTATTTCGGATCATTTGTGATCTTTGGATATACTGCTGTGGCGCACTTTATCATCATTCTAGCAGTGGTAGTAACAGTAGGAACATTTAAAACAGCGGAAAGTTTTAAAACGCATGACGGAACACTGAAATACGAGGAGGCACAGGCTCCAAGTAAATACGAGGATATTTGGTAGAATGACGCAACCACATAAAGACATGTATCACAATCCGAATCTGAATGTAAAAGATTGGTGGAAAAGAATACCTGATAGTATCGAGTACGGAACAACAAGTTACGAAACAAAATACAGTTATCAGATATGCCCAAGTTGTGAGACAGATTTAGTCGATAATAAATGCGTCATATGTGAACAAACAGAGGATGAGTGAATGAAACGATATGGTAATAAAATCAAACTATCGGAAGAATTATATCCTTTCCGACACATCATTGAAAAATGTATGGAAAAAGGTATAACAAAGTTTCCGTTGGTGCGATACAATAAAAAGATAACAAAAAAACAACCTGCAACCATCGTATTAAACTAAATGGACGAGGAAGAGTGGTATGATGAATGCCCTCTTTGTGGTGAGGATATAGAGGAATGTGGATGTTTTGACTATGACTAAAATATTATGTATCGGAGATTCTTGGACTGATCCGAATTACCCCGAATATGACGGCATCAAAACATGGGCAGAGTATTTCGACTGCGATATCATCGCTCGATATGCATGTTCAAATGATTGGATATTTGATTCTTTTTGTCGATATCACGAGGCATATGATAAGATAATCATATTATGGAGTGAATGGCATCGACATGGATTGACAGGAAAAGCGCATACTTTCTCAAAAACAGACGATGTATTGATAGATATACTCAAGACACCAAACTATATGTACGCTGTTGATAAAATACGAGGGAATAATGTATTTCAAATGCAAGGACCTGACATCGTAGGATATGGTCATAATACGCAAAAAGAGATAGATATATCTGCGTATAAGGCATGTAAACACATTATTGACAGAGATATTACATCAAATGTACATGGATGGCCCTGTATGGAAGAGATTGGTGGATTTAATTGTCGATCATTATTAAACAAATCATTTCCGAATAAATCATGGAAACTATCAAAGGATAACGGACATCCAAACACACAAGGACATCAATTTATATACGAATATATAAGAACACATGCAAACATACAATAAAACCCCCAACCCTCATACAATAGAACAACAACTCACAGTAAGCTCGCTCGCTAGGGGCTTGATATGAGTATTCCACAGTATAAGAACGATATTGGTGTACAATCCATACAAATTGGAGTAAGAAACTTTCAATGTGTAGGGGAAACACCACCAATGGATCATCCACACATATACTTAACAATGGGAAGTGGTATACGTAAGGTCTGTCTATATTGTAACACAGAATACACACTGAATAGTAGTCTTTCACGTGAGGAGACAATACCCGAGGGTTGTTATCATGGAGAGGTAGATGAGACATTACGGTAATAGACTGCACATAGTAGGATATACGCACATATCAGGCGACTTCTTCGGTCATATTCTCAGAGTCAACGGAAAGAAAGTACAATATATACCTGTACCACATGTTTGCGTAAAACTTTACAAAACCCTAAGAAATATAGTAAGTAGTGTTGGTTAGAGTCTGCGGCCGCCCGGCAAAAAATTTCTGAGATCTCACAAAAATTATCGAAAAATCCCATCGGGGCCCGAAAAGGCCTTGACAAAAGCCCAAACCTGTGGTATAATAGGTTATGTGCCTGGGGGTATAGTATAGCATTTCAGCGTATAATACTAAACCCTTGACAAATGGTACAAACTATGATATATTAATAGAATATCACAGATACATCACAGTATGTTCGAGTGATCTGTGATATACAGTCAGAGTGGCCTCATTAAGGTAGTTTGGTGGCCCACATAGTACACATAGAGCGGCTCTCAATCGCCGATAGTGTATGAAAGTTCCGAGTTCTCGGTGTGGGGTGGAAGTTGAGGCCCTCTGAACTATACATGCGACAGGTTGACACCCCGCCCTTTAGAGTAGGTGGTGGCTTGTAATCTATAAATGCAATGTAGAATCCTACCTTTATACTGCGACATTCTGGTACCCCCACCCCCCTAAATTCTCTTGACAAACCCGTATGGATGTTATATACTAAAATATATCGAAAGGATAAATTATGGGAAAAGTAAAAGCAATGTACATGGAACAAGAAGAACAGATTATGGAGTGGTATTATGACGGTATTACTCTTGAAAAGGCAAAACATCTAGCGGAATTGTCTTTCGGTCCTTCTGTAATACAATTAGTAGAAGAAATCTACAAATATGGTGAATCTTACTTTCTAGAGAAAGAACACTATGGTGTCGGAGAGCCTATATGATACTTCCACCAGACGTGAAAGCGTTATTTGTCACTTCAATGGCAATTGTATTTGTATTAATTATATTCGGAGCGTAAAATGGTACGTCTATTGACATTTCTATTGTTTAGTATATCGTTTTTCATACTACTTGGTGTAGTAGCAACTGCATAGTGGAGTTCTATATGATTGAATATGCGATGATACTCTTTGCAATTCTATTGAATGAAACTTTGATCAGTATATTTTAGGGGGTATAGCTCAGTTGGGAGAGCACTTGATTTGCATTCAAGGGGTCGTGGGTTCGAATCCCTCTACCTCCACCAGCCAGCGAAGCAACTTTTAGGAACTGCGAGCGTCTTTGATATACTCTGATGTATGGTTGTGGCGGCGTCACACGAAACTTTTCTTATAAATAAACATGTATTAGGAGTAATTGACATGTCAAAATATTTTTTATTATCATCTAACCATAACGATTTTTCATCTCTGGCAGCGTATGTCATCGGAAAGACGTTTGGTTATCACGACAACTATCTCAATAAGTCAGAGGTTTCAAGTCCGTACAAAGATTGGAACGTTTTTATCGAACAAACGACTGGTTCCGATACAATTAGTAACATTTCAAACATGAGTACATGGTTGTCAACTCTTTATGATAATGTCAACGCAGATAATATTGAAGATTTTTCTACACCATTGACAGGTTTACTTTGGGAATCAAAGAAAACTGCTTCTAACGCACATTACGGTGATGTTCACGTACAGATTGGTATCGATCCGTCTGTAAGTATTGACACAACTGATTACGATAAGGTCGTAGCAGTGACAGATTCAAAAGTCATTCATCTAACATGGAGTGATTTTACGCATTCATCCTTTACAACCACCTACAAAGCACGTTGTGATGCCATGGATACTGGTAATAATGTATCTGATTGGGATGAAAGATTTAAAACTTACAAAGCAAACATGGATGCGATTACATATCCAAGTGATGGTAAGAGTTTTGTATTGTATCAAGATAAACTTTTAGACAAAGATGCGACACACTATGGTGAACTTTGTACATTTTTAGGACGATCACAGTTAGGTACATCCACCTGGCAAGGATACGTGGACGCTTATAATACTTTTATCTCATCATAATAGTTGACATTCGTCACATTTTCTGATACATTTACAGTATGAACAACGCAAATCTGCAACAAACAATTTCATTAAAGGATTTAAATCGACCAAAAGATCATATTCAAGTATTAGAAACTTATCCTTTTGCCATACGTAACATATATGATGATGCGATGTCAATCAATATCAATCGTAAAACAGGGCAACAAGTTCCTTTACACATTGATTTAGAATTAACAACACTTGAAAAAGTTGGAGTTGTTCGTACATCAAATGTCAACGCAAGAATGACTGATTGGTATGTACATGAAGAAAGTGATTCATATCAGTGGATTGCTCAACAAGCATGTGCCCTTGCAGAACAGATTACAGCGAAACTTGCAAAGACAAAATTCGAATGTCATGAGATGTGGGGTGTGCATTACACTGAAAAAACATCGACACGAGCTCATTCACACTGGCCTTATCAGTTTGCTTTTGGATATTATATCAAAATGCCATCATACGCTCCCTTGATTTTTCCTACTGCGAACTATGAATACAATCCTAAACCTGGCGATCTTGTTGTTTTTCCTGGCCATATACAACATGAAGTTAAATCTGTAGAGGGTGAACGCATCATGGTTGCAGGTAATCTTAAAAATACTCTCTGGTCAGTTTCAAGAAATTTTCAAAACTCATCAATCAAGGATGTCATCAAACATAACACATAAATATAGTTATGTTAAATGGATTAAAAAGAAGAAGTCAGCATTTTTTCTATGATGATACAAAGATTCCGTCAAAAGAAACAATAGATCTAATACTTCGAGACACTTACTCATTAGTTCCTTTGAAAAATGATCTATCATGGATCAAAGCAGAAGTTTTTGGACCAGAGTATTCTGAGGATAAACATAAATTTTGTTTACAAACTGTCTGTGATTATTATGATGGTGATGAAAATGATGTTTATTCAGAGGCAGGTATTGATCCGTTAAAGATAGTTGACCCGATAAATGTTTGGGGTATTGGCAGAGAAAGAGAAAAACATATTCAAGAAGATCTCATGCCAAAACTTTTAGAATACAAAAAGATTAAAAAAAGAATACAACCACCTCTTCTATACAATTTAGTTCAGTTTAACAATCAAGTATTGGCACCTTGGGTGATTATGTTTACTTGTAATCTCAATCGTAACGGAAGAGCGATCATACAAAATAAAAATCCAAATGATATAGATCATTCACTTCTAAAATATACAAATGTTAAAAATGCGTATGTACAAACATCCATGATGGCGTTGACAATCGCAGGTTTGGCAAATGAAAATCATTTAGACTGTAGTTTTACTATGGGATTTTTTCCAAGTAATCACAATGACAACGCACTGATTAGTACAGATGAAAAATTTTTGATGGCTGTAAGTGTTGGTGTTGCAGACAATGATGTAGATTACTCAAAAGCAGACTCAACAAAACGTAAAGAGTTTAACAAATATTCAAACATTTTTAAATTTAAATAGACATGAACAAAACAAATTTTATGGGTAAGGACGGATTTCATTGGTTCGTAGGAGTTGTAGAATCAAGAGAAGATCCAAGTCAACTAGGAAGAGTCCAAGTTCGTGTCTTAGGTATTCACACAGATAACAAAACATCTATACCTACAGAAGATTTACCTTGGGCGACTGTGATGCAACCAACTACAAGTTCAGCAAACTCTGGTATAGGAACATCACCAAGTTTTATTATTGAAGGATCATGGGTTGTAGGATTTTTTATGGATACAGAAAAACAACAACCAATTATCATGGGAACTTTACCTGGTGTTCAAAATCAAGAGGTTGATACATCAAAAGGTTTTTATGATCCAAACGGAACGTATCCATTAAGTCATTATCTAAATGAATCTGATGTAAATAAACTTGCCAGAGGCGATAGTACACGATTAGTAAAAGTGCCTGATACAGTAACAGGCGAACCTTCCAATCCTTACAACGCTGTCTATCCAAAAAATCATGTGTTTGAATCTGAATCAGGTCACGTTATAGAGATTGACGATACTACAGACGCAGAGAGAATACATGTCTATCACAAGTCAGGTTCATTTGTAGAGTTTCATCCTAATGGTGATATTGTCACTCAACACAAAAATGGATTCAAAACTGTGACGGGCAATGATAATATTCATGTCACAGGTGATCTAACAATCAAAGCAGATGGTGATATAAAGATAGACGGAAAGACAATCAATCTAAATTCTGGTACACAAGGTGCCGCACGATTCGGTGATACAACATTAGATAATGATACTGAACTCAATGGCGCCGATGCAGGTAAAATAGATTCCAGCTCTTCTACTGTTATCATCGGTGATTAGTGTATAAATACTCTTATAGGAGAGTATCTTTATGGCACACGTTTCAGGTAATTTTGGCACAGACGCACAATTAACAAACAAAAGTAGTAAGTCTGCAAGAATAAACACTGATTTAGATTTATTTTTCACAAGAAGAACAAATAAAGATGTTAGCGTTGTAGAAGATATTCAGGCTGTCAAAAGATCAATTCGTAATTTAGTACAATTTAATCCTCATGAGAAACCATTTCACCCAGAGATCTCATCAGGTGTTCGTGATTTATTATTTGAAAATATGTCACCTGTCACCAGTGTTGTACTTGCAAGAAAAGTAGAAGACGTAATTACAAACTTTGAACCTCGTGCTAGACTACAATCTGTAAGAGCGATACCAAGATTTGATGACAACGCATATGAGGTCACTGTTGATTTTTACGTTAGAAACTATCCTACAGAATTAGTAAACTTAGACCTCTTTCTAGAGAGATTACGATAATGGCAACGACTGTAAATAAAAAAAATTTAAGAGTAACTGAACTTGACTTTGATGAAATAAAAGATAATCTAAAAACTTTTTTAAAAGATCAAGATGTATTAAAAGATTACGACTTCGATGGTTCTGCAATGAACATATTATTAGACACACTTGCATACAACACTCACTATCTTGGTTACAATGCAAACATGGCTGCAAATGAAATGTTCTTAGACACAGCAGGTTTACGTTCATCTGTGGTATCACACGCAAAAACTTTAGGTTATGAGGTTCAATCTGCTCGAGCACCAAAAGCACAAATCAGCGTGACAGTGGTTTCTGATCAAACATCTATCACAATGCCAGCAGGTACAAAATTTTCAACAACATATGATGGCACAGATTACAATTTTGTAACAGCAAATGATATACAAAGATTTAAGTTTGGTAATTCTGTCAACTTTGATTCCATAGATGTTTTTGAAGGTACATACATTACAACAAGATACACAGTTGATACATCAGACTTAGAACAAAGATTTTTATTAAGAGACAATCGTGCCGATACATCTACATTAAGAGTCACAGTTCAGAACTCATCTACAGATACAACTTCAACGACTTATACAAAGGCAACTGATATTACACAATTAGAATCTACATCTACAGTTTATTATTTACAAGAAACTGAGGGAGGCCAATTTGAAGTTTACTTTGGAGATGACGTGGTTTCAAAAGCAGTGGCAGATGGTAACATTGTATTTTTAACATATGTTGTTACAAACAAAACTGAAGCAAATGGTGCATCATTATTTAATCCACCAAGTTCGATTGGTGACGAAACAAATATTTCTGTAACCACAGTATCAAATGCAATCGGTGGTGCAGAACCTGAGACATTACGATCAATAAAATTAAATGCACCTTTGAATTATGCATCACAAGGTAGAGCTGTAACGACATCTGATTATGAGTCAATAGTCAAAAGAGTTTTTGCAAACACACAAGCAGTTTCAGTTTTTGGTGGAGAGGACGGAAGTTTTAATTCATCAACTGGTGTGACATCAACACCTGAATATGGAAAAGTTTTCATATCAATCAAATCTACGACTGGTGCAAACTTAACATCATCACAAAAAACACAATTGGTAAGTGATTTAAAAACTTATACGATTGCATCTATAACACCTGTGATTGTTGACCCAGAAACAACATTTTTAAGACTTGCAATTACATATAGTTATGACACGTCTGCAACAACTTTAGGATCAAGTGATATTGATGGTTTGATCACTACTGCATTACAATCATACAACTCAAATACATTACAAACATTTAATTCACAATACAGAGCATCTGCTGTTTCAAAACTTATCGATGAAGCAGATAACTCTATTTTAAATAGTACAACATCTGTTAAACTTTCAAAGTTCTTTACACCAACACAAGGAACAACAACTTCATACAGAATCCCTTTTAACAATGCGTTATTACACCCAGAGGATGGTTATCTAGCATCGACTGGTGGTGTTGTTTCATCAACTGGTTTTAGAGTAGGAACAGATACGACATCAGAGTTTTTCTTTGATGATGATGGCCAAGGTAATTTAAGAAGATACTCAATCGTTGGAACTACAAGAAACTATGCAGACTCAAGCGCAGGTACAATAGATTATGATTCTGGTTTGGTAACAATTAATAATATTAATATCACTGGTGTTCTTAATGTAGATAATTTAACATCATCACAAATAAGAATTATAGTGACACCTAATTCAAATGATATCGTGCCAGTGAGAAATCAAATATTAGAAATTGATTTTGTTAATACAAGTTTAAATGGTAACATCGATACAGCCACAACATCAGGCACAACTACTACAACCACTGGCTCTGGAACAACTGCCACAACTACTGTGACATCATCAGGTGGCACGTCAAGTTATTAATGAAAAAAAATGAGTCATGATCCTAAATTCAATAAAAAGATATCACCTCTTATAAAAGGTCAATTACCAGACTTTTTACAAGACGCAGATTTCGAAACTTATAGAAACTTCGTAAGAGACTTCTATAAATTTTTAGAATCTGCGAGGATGAAGTTTACTTACACTACAAACTACCTTGTTTTAGAACCTGTCACTAAATCTTATGTTTTAGAAGAAACAGATGATAACAGAGTTGTATTAGAAGACTCAGTTGAATTTACAATAGGTGAAACAATAGTAGGACAAACATCAGGTGCCGAAGCAACTGTGCTTGTTAATGATGCAAGAAACTCTCAAATCTATATCACATCAAATCAAAGGTTTGAACTTGGTGAAATTGTTAAAGGAAACACATCAGGTTCTGAAGCAACATTAGATGCATACAAAACAAACCCTGTTCAGAATATTCAACAAATGTTGGATTATGCAAATATTGATAATACAATCTTTGAATACTTTGATCAGTTTAGAGAAGCATTTTTAAGTGTCATACCTAAGACACTTGCCACAGGTGTTGCAAAAAGAAAACTTGTAAAAAATATTAAAGATCTATATTCTGCAAAAGGAACTAGAGATGGTCACAAACTTTTCTTCAGAATATTATTAGGTGAGAATGCAGAAATATTTTATCCAAACGAAAATATTCTAAATGTATCTGGTGGTGATTGGAGAGGTAAATTAAAAATAAGATGTACATCATCAGGTGCATCTTCTAATGAAGCAGTTGGTCAAGTAATCACAGGTAGATCATCAGGCGCAACTGCAAGTGTTGATGCCGCCTCTGTGTTTCAACAAGACACAGCTTCTGTCGTTGAGTTTGATATAGAAAATGTAGTAGGAACTTTTACAAGTGGGGAGACTTTAGATTTAACATCAGCAGTAACAGATACACCTATCACATTTGTTATTAAATCAATTGTTACAAAAGCAAACATAGTTAATGATGGTATATTACACACTGCAAAAGAAGCACTGACAGTTGATAATACAAAAGGAAATGGTTTTGCAGATGTGCTTGTTAATAATATCAAAAGAGGTTCTGTATCAGATGTATTTGTTCAAACAGTAGGTAGTGGATATGAGGTAGGTGATAAACTTACATTCACAGGTGGTGACGGTATCACAAGAGCAACAGGTGTAGTATCAGCAGTTGGTGGTGGTATTGCATTAGAAGATAGTTCAGGTAATCTTATTATTGATAGTGGAACAGAATCAACTGAAGAACCATTTAACATTGCATTAGAATCACAAGATGTAGTTGATGGCCCATTCTACCTTTATGGTACAGCAGAGTATGATCAAAAAGGTGCTGGCAAAACAGGTTATTTTTATCCTTTATTTTTAACACAATCAGGTGCAGGTGGAGAAGATAACTCACACGCACATACTTTTATAGATTTTCCTGGCGTTACTTTTTACATGCCAAATGCAACAGTCAATCATGGTATGGCAGATTTTCCAACAGGTTCATATGATAGTAGTCCTTACGTTGAATATCCATTACCAGAAAATGATCTTTTAATTTTAGACGGAACAGATTTATCAAGTTCAGATGCAGGTGACAATATTCTTACAAATGAAACTCAAGTATCTTTAGATGCATTTTCAACACCAAATGACATACTTGTTCTTGAACATGACACGTTTGCAACTGATGCTGAAGCATCATCAATAAGAGATGTATTTTTATCTGACGGTGGTGAGGGATATGATGCACTTCCAACAATAACAGTTCAATCATCTAATGGTAGTGGTGCAAAAATTCTTGCACTTACAACTGACATTGGTGCAGTAGAATCTTTAGTGATTAATGATAGTGGAATTAATTATAATCAAGATGATAAACCTGATGTAGAGTTAATCGCACACTTTATTTTAAAAGATGTTTCTGGCACGTTTGAAGCAGACAACACATTGACCACACATGTTGGAACTGTAAAAAGTTTTGACTCAGATAGACAACAATTAAATACTACTTTTGAAAATAAAATAAAATTTGATTTAGAACAATCAACAGCATTTAATATACCTTTTGTTCAAGAAGGTAATGGTTCAGCAGTAAATGAAAATAATTTATTGGCAGAAGATACTCAAATAGAAGTTACAGATGATGACGATAATATTATTTTAAATGGCACGAGTGTTACAACTGAAGCAACACAATTTATTAATGTTGATGTAAAACATTTTGATGTTGCTTCTCCTAACGCACAAGATTATTTTATAGTAGATAATGTAAGACAAAAACAATTAAGATTGAAAAAAGGTAACACTTATTATTTTGATTTATCTGATTCATCTTTATTCAACGCAGACACTTCTTTAAATCGTCCTTTTAGATTTTCCACAACTGAAGATGGCACACACAATAGTGGCACTGAATATACGACTGGTGTTACAAAATCAGCATCAACAACTGCAATTGGAACAACTGGTGCATTCATACAAATAGTCGTTGCAAATGATGCTCCACAATTGTTTTATTATAATCCTAATAATAGTGGTGAAGGTGGAAAGGTTGAAGTTGTATCTAGGAACACTATTATTGCTGATGCAGGTTCTAATGTTTTATTAGACGGAACAAGTGTAAACAAAGATAGATTATTAATTGAAACACCAGCAGGTGAAAATCCTTTACTTGGTATTGATATGGAAGATAACTCTGGTGACATACTTTTAGAATCTACTTTCTTAGGTGTTATTGGTGATGAGAATGGTAAAGTAGTTTTAGATAGTTTACATAATATAGGCACTAGATTTTTAGCGGCCGAATCAAGTCTTGATGATCGAAGACTAAAAAATGAACAAGTTGGTAATTTAATTTTAGCAGAAACAGGTGATAGATTAGTTGGTGAAACACAAAACTCTACATCTATTGGTGATCATATTGTTCTTGATGGCACAGACGCATCACAAAATAACGCAGGTCAAAATTTAATCAATCAAGAAGACATTGATTTCTCAGGTCAAGATGTTGTTATCACTGATTCTAGTGGTGCAACAGGTACAATATTATTAGCAGATATTGCGACTGCCACTGCTGATGTTGATGTGACACAAGATACAGAAGGTAATTATATTAATGTTAAATCATTAGTGGGTGAGGATTTAATTAGAGTTCAAGATTCTTATTACTATCAACAGTTTTCTTATGAAGTGCAAGTTGGTCAGTCAACTGCAACATTCATAAACGAACTAAAGAAAGCAGTACACCCTGCTGGATTTGCACCATTTGGAAAAGTTTCTATTGCATCATTTATATCAGCCGCAATAGGAACGACAGGTTCACAACAAGCAGACCCTGTAGATTCTACTGAAACATTCTCACCAATTCTTGCATCTACATTTGATTTCATATTTGATGAAGTATTGCAGAGAAGACATCATGTACCTAGAGTTGGTGCAAGGATAGGTAATAGAACTGATAAAATTACAATAGATGGTTCTTCAACATCAACACTTGCACTTGATGGTAGTGATAGTTCATCATCAAATGCAGGTAGCACAATTATTGCAGAGGACGATTTAGGTAATGTTAATATGATAGCAGAAAGTGCTTTATCACAAGATGCAAATGGAAGTATAAAATGTGAAGAGGGAACACTTACAATCTACGGACAAGGTAATAGAATATTTGCAGAAACAGCATCAGTTCAAGGTGGTGATCACGAACTTGTATTTGTTCCGAATATAAATGTAGTAGTACAATCACAAGCGAGGGCAAGATAATGGCACAGAAAAATTTATTATTACATTTAGGAAAAGATTCATTTGGTGCTCAAGACGGTGATGGTATACAACTTGAAAATAGATCAGACGGATCTTTTGAATATGGAAAAATTATTTTAGACGGAACAGAGCCATTAGGGATTGTTAACTTTCTTGTTCAAGAAACAAATGGTGATAATCTTATCGCAGAAGATTCTTTACAAAGAACTAATCAAGTAAATCTTATCGCAGAAGATTCTATATTTTCTTTTGGAAGAACACAAGTACAAAACATAGGTGAGACTTTATTACAAGATAATCCTACAGATGTTGAACTAATAACAATCGCAGATATGGACGGAATCAGAATCGTAGATATTATTAGAAATAGTAAAATACTTTTAGAAAATCCAGCATCAGTTGAAGGATTTAAGTTTATGAACAAAATTATTTCAGAGTTAGATAATGTGACACCACTAAAAAGTGAAGCAAGTCTAGGTGGAAAATTTTTAGTATATGAAGATGGCACGTTTCCTGTATTAAATCCATTTGTTAATTTACAAAGTGGTCAAGGTGATATCAATTCTGGTTCCACAGATGAGGATGGTATTCAAATAGAAGGTGGTGGATTAGTTCTTGCAGAAACAGGACAAAGACTGATCAGTGAATCATTATTAGGAAACAAAAACTTTGCACAAGAGGTCAATGGAGTTTTAGAGATAGAGGACTACTCACCTAACTCTAACATTGTTCACTTGATGGCAGAAACTGGCACACGAGGAACTGATGGTTTTAGAATGTCATTAGAAAGATCACTACAACCAGAAAACAAAGATGGTATATTATTAGAAGACTCTGAAATAGATAATCTTGTGTTGAATGGAACAGATTTAAGTTCTACAGACGCAGGTGATAAAATTTTATATGAAATAGATTTAAATGATATAGATTTACAAACAAATCTAATATTAGCAGAACAAACACACATATTTTTTGATGAAGGACAAATCCCACATCAAAACTTTGATTTAAGTTTGAACGAAGGTAGACCAAATGACTTGATCGCAAAAGGAAGTGTACCAGTGACCTTAAGTTCAGTGATAGGATTATCTACTTAGGAGTATAAATAACAGTATAAATATAACAAAGGAAGAGTAAGTCATGACAGCAATAATTACAGAAAAGTTTAGGTTGCATAACGCATCACAGTTTGTTGAGTCGTTTTCAGAGGCGGCAAAATCAACATATTATCTATTCATAGGTAAAGCAACACCATTTACAAGTGGAACAAGTGGAGGATCAGATACATCCCCACCCACACCTGCAGACGCAGTTTCAAACGAATTTTACAGATATGATTCAATGTTGGCTGCAAAACTTATTACAAGTTCAGATGTCTCTAACGCTCTTCCTAGAGTAAACTGGGCAAACAGTACAGTATTTGACAGATATGATGATCAAGTAACATCATCAAACACAACAACATCAGGTGCATCATCAATTTATCAAGGTAATTTTTATTTTCTTACATCCACAAACAAAGTATATAAAGTATTAAACAATAATGGTGGCACTGCATTTTCTGGTTCTGAACCTACCTCTACATCTACGTCACCATTTGAATCAGGTGGTTACGTGTTAAAGTACATGTATGAGATAACATCCTCAGAGGCAACTAAATTTTTAACAACTGATTACATGCCAGTATCCACAGACTCAACTGTATCAGCAGCCGCAACTGATGGTAAGATAGAATCACTTGCGATAACTGTAGGATCTGGTTACAATGACGGAACATATTACTTTCCTGTATTTGGTGATGGCACAAGTCAAGGAACATCTTCTGGTGCAATAGTCCGTGCAACTGTTTCAGGTGGAGCATTTGCAGATTTTGGTTTAACTGCTGGAACAGATACAACAATACATGCAGGTGGATCAGGTTATACTTTTGCAAACGTTTCATTAACAAACGTATTTTCTGATGCAGCTTTATCATCATCAACAACTGTTGGTTCTGGTACTGGTGCAGTTATTCGTCCAATCATATCACCTAAAGA